TGACTAAATATCTGCAACAACAAGGCTACCATATTAGCAAAAGCGGGCTGCATCGTTACGGTGCTAAATTAGGTAGAAAACTGGCTGCCATTAGAGCCACTGTTGATGCTTCAAAAATCATAGCCCAAGAAGTAGACGACCCTGAGAACGATTTAAATGGCGCTCTAGCCAGCTTAACGCAGGCGGGCATGTTTAACGTGCTGGTCAATATAGAGGAAGCCAGTGCAGAAACTGATCCTAGTGAGCAGCTAAAACTGTATACCAGTGCTGCCAAAGGCGTGGCTGAGTTAGGCAGAATGAGCATTGCTAATAAAAAATGGCAGGCGGAAGTACGTGCGAAAGCGGAAGCGGCGGCTAACAAAGTAGAGACACTAGGGAAAAAAGGCGGGCTGAGTGCTGAAACTGCCGAGGCTATTCGGCGCGAAATATTGGGGATCGCCGCGTGAACCCCATCCCCACCACCAAACCTACACCAGACAGCGCTCTATTACCCTACCAGCAACGCTGGATAGAGGATAAATCCCCATTAAAAGTATCGGAGAAGTCACGACGCACAGGTCTAACGTGGGCTGAAGCTGCTGATGATGTATTGATTGCCGCCAGTGCGCGTAGCGCGAGCGGCATGAATGTCTATTACATTGGCTACAACCAAGACATGGCGATTGAGTACATCGACGCTTGCGCGGGCTGGGCTAAAGCATTCAACTACGCCGCCGAACAAATCGAAGAGGGTTTGTGGGATGAGGATGAAGATGACAAACACATCAAGACCTACACCATTCGCTTTCCCGATTCCGGCTTTCGCATCGTTGCCCTGTCATCGCGCCCCGCGAACTTGCGTGGCAAGCAGGGCGTGGTCGTCATCGATGAGGCAGCATTCCACGACAAGCTCGAAGAGCTGTTAAAGGCGGCACTGGCATTGTTGATTTGGGGCGGGCGCGTGCGCGTCATTAGCACTCACAACGGCGAAGCCAACCCTTTTAACGAGCTGGTGAAGGAGATTCGCGCTGGCAAACGCAAGGGTAGCGTGCAACGCATTACCTTCCATGAAGCGGTAGAGCAGGGTTTGTATCGCCGCGTATGCCTACGGCTAGGTAAAGAATGGACAGCAACTGGCGAACAGGCATGGATGAATGAGGTTTACGAATTTTACGGCGAAGCAGCCGCCGAAGAACTGGACGCAATACCCAAACAAGGTAGCGGCGCATATTTCAACCGCATCATTCTGGAACAGTGTCAGTGTGCTGATATACCCGTGGTGCGCTATAGCAAGCCAGTTGAGTGGGTGACAAACCCCGCACGCATTGAGCAAGCCAAACTGTGGATTGCTGATGTGCTCAAACCCGTTATCGATAACCTGCCCGGCAAGCGTTGCGCACTAGGGCAAGACTTCGGACGCGATGGCGATCTATCGGTTATCTGGGTACTGCAAGATGCAGGAGCTGGCAATTGGGATACAGCGTTCATTTTAGAATTGCGACGCATACCGTTCGATGTGCAGCAACTCATTCTATTCTATGTTATCGACAGCCTACCCCTGTTCCACAAAGCCAAGCTGGATGCGCGTGGCAATGGACAAAGCCACGCTGAGGCGGCCGTGCAGCAGTATGGAGCGACCCGCGTAGAGGCAGTGATGCTAACAGCCGCGTGGTATGGGCAACATTTCCCACCTTACAAAGCCGCTTACGAGGATAAGACTATTAGTACTCCTATGTCTGAAGACATTATTGCCGATCACCGCCGCGTGATTTTAAAAAATGGCACTCCTGGAATGGACGATAAACGTGACAAGGGAAGTGACGGACAATATCGTCACGGCGACAGCGCAGTAGCAGGTGTATTAGCTTACTCCGCAGCCCGCGACAACGGCTTGGTGATTGGCGAGTTTGAAGCTGTCAAAGGTGGTAGTGATTGGGATGATGGATTGCAGCGAGGTTGGTTATGATTTGGCTCACCGATATGTTTACCAAAACAAAGCCCCCCAAGCCCGCTAAAGACGTTCAGACAGAGCGGGCTGAACTGAGTTTTTTACCCACCGAGTTTAGCGATCACCCCGGCTCTAACCTCACACCCAAAAGAGCGGCGGCTTTGTTATTAGAAGCAGAACAGGGCAACTTAAAAGCACTGGCGGAGCTAGCGGATGACATGGAGGAGCGGGACACGCATTTATTTGCGGAGCTATCCAAGCGTCGCCGCGCCTGTTTGGGCAAAGAATGGATGCTAGAGCTACCCAATCCTGACCGCAACGAACAAAAAGCACTAGAGCAACTAACCGAGTGGCTGCAAAACTTCCCACTGGACGATACGTTATTAGGCATGACGGATGCCATTCATAAGGGCTATTCCAACTCAGAGCTAATCTGGGAGCAAGTAGAGAAGGTATGGCTCCCTACCACTGTAGAACACCGTCCTGCTAATTGGTTTACAGCCGACCCCAAAGCCCGTGATGTGATTTTATTGCGTAGTCAATCGGGGGCTGGCACGCCCTTACAAGAGCTAAGCTGGATACAGCATATTCACAAAGCTAGGTCGGGTTATTTAACTAACACTGCATTAGCCCGCGTTACTATCTGGCCATTTTTATTTAGGCATTACTCCAGTCGTGACTTGGCAGAATTTTTGGAGGTGTATGGTATTCCTATGCGCCTAGGGCAGTATCCGGCGGGCGCTACCACAGAGGAGCGTAATACCTTATTAAGAGCTGTGTCCGCTATTGGGCATAATGCAGCGGGTATTATTCCCTCCGGTATGGCTATCGAGTTTCAGCAAGCCGCACAAGGTCAAGCCGATCCCTTTATGGCGATGATTAAGTGGGCGGAGGGCAGTATTAGCAAGGCGGTGCTGGGTGGCACACTCACCAGCGAAAGCGACGGCAAGGGTAGCTACGCGATGGCTGATGTGCATGACGATGTTAGGTTAGAGATTCGCAGCAGTGATTTAAAGCTATTGGCTGCCACTTTGACTCGTGACATTATCAGACCCATTACTTTATTAAACACCCCATTAAAGCGTGTACCGAAATTTATCTTAGATGATTCAGAGCCTGAAGATATGGCACTGTACTCCGAGGCACTGCCTAAGCTAGCTCGCCTAATGCCCATACCTACATCGTGGGTGTATCGCAAGCTAAAAATACCCGTGCCGACAAAAGACGAGCCTGTTTTAAAAGCATCCATATCACTAGAGACCGCTGCTAATAAAACCACACAATCAGGTTGCTCATGCTGCTCACCCCAGCCCGTCGCAGCACTCAAATTGACAGACCAGAAGGATTTAGGCGAGGCTATCATTAGCACCACGCCCAGCGACACTACTTTGCAACAACAAGCCGAAGCCATGATTCAGCCGTTGCTGGAGATAGCCGCCAAAGGGTTGGATGACGGACTAGACTCCGAGGCTATTCTGCAAGCAATGTTGACCGCTTATAACGATATGGACTCCAGCCTATTGGAAACCGCGCTGACTCAAAGCATTTTTATGGCAGAACTGGCGGGACGCTGGGAAGCCCAGCAAGAACAAAGCGATGAATAAGCTCTTTCACTTTTTCTTCGCCTTTAAACTCAAACCTGCTGAGGCAGTACGCTACTTTAAGGAAAAGGGTTTAAAGCTTACTCAATCGTGGCGGGATCTTTGGAAAGAAGCGCATGCTAAAGCTTTTACAGTCGCTCATTGCGCCAAAATGGACGTATTACTGGATATACACGAAGGAGTAAGAACCGCCATTGAGGAGGGTATCACCAGCCAAGAATTTATTAAGCGCCTTAAACCCTTACTGCAAGCAAAAGGCTGGTGGGGCAAAGCCATAGACCCTAGCACCGGGGAAATTACCGAAAGCTACCCCAACTCCAACGCACCTGTGCAATACGGCTCAACTAGGCGCTTACAACTAATCTACCAGCAAAACCTACAAGTCGCCTACATGACAGGGCGCTATATTGCTATGAAAGAAGGGGTAGCCTTTACTCCCTTTTGGCAGTACGTGGCGGTCATGGATGCAAGTACCCGCGATAGCCACGCTAAGCTCAATAAAGCTGTATGGAAGCACGATGATCCTATTTGGGATACGCTTTACCCGCCGAATGGGTGGAACTGTCGCTGCCGTGTGCGCCCATTGTCGCAAAAAGGATTGGAGCGCGAGGGCTTAACGGTACGCACCAGCGACGGCATGAGCCTAGCTGGCATTGCGGATGAGGGTTGGAATTATCACCCCGGCAAAGCAGGCGAGGAGGCTCGCCAACGCTTATTAGATCGCACACGAAAACTGAAGGATATTATGTCGCCCGAAGCATTTGAGGCGTTACAGCAAGCCATTGAGCCGCTCAAACCATGATTACTATTAGCGCCAACGATAACGACTGCCAAGCCGATTTGGCAAAATTGCAAAGGCGTCTGGGCAATATGCGCCCTGCCATGGCGGGTATCGCCAACATGATGCTGGAGGCAGTGGAGCGGAATTTTGCCACCGAAACCGACCCCACAACAGGCTTGCGTTGGACACCTTTGAGCGCTAAAACCATTCAAAAACGCGCTAAGCGGGGGCATTGGCCGGGCAAAATTTTACAGGTTTCCGGTAATCTCGCTGCATCAATCAGCGCCAACTATGGCGACGATTACGCAATTGTCGGTACTAACAAGGTATATGCTGCAATCCATCATTTTGGTGGCAGCACTGGTCGTAGACATGCCGCTAACATTCCGGCACGCCCGTACCTTGGGCTATCAAAACAAGCTGAACAAGATATTATAAATACGTTTCAAGCTATCTTACACAGGGCTTAACTTAATGCGGTAACAATTATGGAAAATATTCGCTGTGGCAAATGCAACAAAAAATTAGCCGAAGCCACCTATACCCAAATTGCGATTAAGTGCCCACG